AATCACGAACACGCTTATATACCTCGGACGCCGCCGCCTTTGTGAAGGAGATAGCGCCGATCCTAGTAGGCCATGCGCCATTCTCAATTTCACTCTTGACAAGTGACACGATCCTAGTCGTCTTACCTGTCCCAGGTGGACCATATATGAGGTGTACTAACGGTTTATTCACTCGCAGAAACCCATCTTAACCATGCCGTGCCGGCACTATGCCTATTTAAAACGTCCTCAGTATTTTCATTATTTAACTCATTTGATATTTGCATTTTATTATCTCCTATTTTAGGGTTTTGAACTTCCCGAAATCATCGGGAAGTTCAATGATATTGACAATTAACTACATTTCAAATTCATACATCTGTTCTGCATCCTTCCAAAGCGCATCACTAGGATACCCATGCATAGATATTTTCAAATTCATATAGTTACCTTTCAACCCTTTTTCTTCAACCACTTTAACTTCATATACCCTATCAAAGCGGTCACCACCTGCCATACGCACCACCGTGTTAAATTTACGACTAACCTTATGCTTTGTACTAGCCATAGGAATGCATACCCTTTGGGTTTCGCCCCAGTCCGAAGCGATAAGAATACCATAGTGCTGGGCAATATCCACGATTTCATACCCATTATGTGCCGGTTCATTGTTGTTCTCGTCCTCTTTCTCTTTTGCACGCAAAGCTTCTTCGGCTTGGCCCATAGTTTTAAATGCCCCAATGAAACCACCTCCCTGTCCGCCTATTCGTTTCCTAAATACAATATACTCTAAACAATAATAAACAGGGCAGAATAAAATTGAGTCACCATACAGTTGATTGGTAACCGTGTTAAAAAGCATTCCCTCCTTGGCCCCTGGAATGAATTTTGAATCATTCTCTTTCTGTTGAGGGGATAACGCTTGGATAACCTCAATTCTAGGCGTGGTTACATCCTTAAATGTCACGTCCTCATTTCCACGCCCAATACCGTCAAATTCTTTCGTTGCTAAAAAATCCGGTTTTTCCGTAAAGATCAACTCTTGATCATTCTTCATTAATTCAGTCATCGTTAATGCTCCTTAATTCTTTGTTATTGATGCCCTTGTAAAAGGCGTTATGTTAAATAAATCGTCCGGTAACTCACTCCCTGCTTTAATCATCTCCTTTGCTAATGCTTTTAATGTTGATGCATTTAACGTGGGTTTTATAAGATCACCATGGCCATGATCCTTTAACCATTCGTAGGCATCCCCCTTCCTGTCCTTCTGTATCGATGCGTAAAGGTCAGCAGTCAGCCCCACACGCCCAATGTCAGCATACGACACTCTTTCGACACCTTCTGTTTCCATTTTGGCAGGGACATGCTCTAACCTAATCTTGTCATGGGCTTTCTCTAACATAGCCTTGACACTCTTCACATCATCCAAAAGGTCCCGGATAATTTTCATTGCGCGTACCGTCTCTTGAAGAGACAAATGTGGCACATTCATCATAAGCATGTTTATTTTTTCTTTCTCAACGCCAAAGACATCATTATTGATCATAATCTCATCTCCTTTAATTGTTCTATTTAACTATCATAATCTCATCTCCTTTAATTGTTCTATTTAACTACAAAGTCCATTTGCCTATACACTTTGTCCCTACTGTTCCACATCAAAAATGACAGTTTTGGACTTTTGCAACGCTTTGCTTTCTCAATGGCCAAGTGGAAAACATAACCCATTGTGATTGGGCTTCCCCCCAAAACCAAAGTATCAACAAAGGGGTCAAAATTCACGATCCGATCATCCACTTCCGCTATCAATACCTCATTCTGAAGAGAGTTTGTGTTAGGCGAAAATTCTTTATTTGTTATAAAGAAAAGCTCCCCGTACTCCTTTGCCCCATCATAATTCGCAGTGGGGTTCTCTTGAGAGATATACACCCTAGGCACTTTTTTTTCATTCTCCATTTTAATTCATACTCCTGTCTCAATTAGATTTCACCTTGCAAAGTGTGACTTGCTGGCCGCACCGCTAAAACAACTCATGTGCAACACCTCCTTTGATTTTGTTTAGAATAAAATCGGATAGATTCTTTTTGGCCTTTAACGCCTTGATAATGTTCACGTCAACGGTGTCAGGGGCAACAAGGTCAATGTAGGTCACTTTGTTCTCTTGTCCGATTCTATGGCACCTGTCTTCGCTTTGCTGCCTGTCTGCCAATGAAAAGGAGTTAGAGAAGTATATCACCACATTGGCCTCGGTCAAATTCAAACCAATACCGGCTATCTGAGGGTTACCAATCAAAAAATTTGTCTTTCCCGACTTAAAATCATCAACTGATTGTATCCTCTCTCGGCGTGTCATACTTCCGTAATACATTGAGACAGTGCCGTATTTGACGCGCAGCGTCTCGGCAACATTCTCTATCTCCCATCTGAACTTACACCACACAATGATGCTCTTATCGGGATGCTCGTCCTTGATCTTGCAAATCTCGTCTATTTTGGGGTTAGTGGCGGCGCTTGTAATGGTGATACGCACCTCGTCACCGTTTTCATTTGAAGTGATTAAAAACCCGCTCGTTATCTGCTGAAGTTTAATGTGGGCAGCTAAGATGTTCTTACAAACCACAGACAATGGGAACTCAGAATAATTCCCAAGTTCCGCAACTTTATCTTTTCTGATTTTGTCATACAGCCTTCTTTGGTTCTCCTTGAGCTGTATCTCTCTAGTCATATAAACCTTATCAGGCAAGTCTAAACACTCTTCCTTTGTGATTTGGAACGAATAAGGGGTAATAAGCTCCGCCAACTCTTCCAGATTCTGATAGCCGATGATCTGGCGCCCTTCAAATCCGCCCATCACAGCATACCTACTCCTGAACGCATAAAAACTAGACATCCCTAATATATCGGGGTTCAGAAAATTGAACTGTGCGTATATGTCAATCGGGCTATTTGGCATAGGTGTGCCTGTCAGAATCAACTTGTAGATTACACCCTTGAAAAGACGCGTGCAATTTTCTGTTCGGATTGATTTGTGGTTTTTAATGTAGTGCGCCTCGTCCAATATCACCCCCACTTTGCCATATCTTCTAACAATGTCCTGCAGGTACTCATAAAAGCGCCCTCCGCCCTTCTTTTGAGATAGGGTTTCAATGTTGCACACCCACCAATCCATACGCTTATCATTGTTCATTTTCTGATATGGTTCACTTTCATACTTTTTAGTGGTTAATTCAGCGCCCAAAAACCGAATGCAGCACTTATGATCACCATAATTATCAATGATCTCATCACACCAGTTGGATTTTACTGTGTTTGGGCATAGCACAATAACTGCTTTAATCTCACCCTGTTTAAACCGGCAAGCCATATGGTCAATGGCCGTCTTTGTTTTCCCTGTCCCCATATCCATAATGAAGGCGAATTGATCTTGTGAATATGATTTGTCTAACGCCGCTTTCTGATGTTTATATGGTGGGACTATAAAGTCAAAATCAATAGGAAAAGGCACTTTATCTCGGACCTCACCGTTCTTAATGCCCTTTAGTTCTGCCAATAAGTCAGGATCGATTTTAACGTCTACTCTCTGATTTTGTGATGTTGTCCATAGTATAATCACTCTGGCATTGCTTTTTAACATGGGTGCGATCCAGCATTCTAGCTTGTCGCTGAAATGTCTGTTCGGAAGCTCTCTCACGACATCATTGCGATAGGCCGGACAGGCAATATGCATTTTCCCATTCTTATTCTTAACAATCTCAATAGGTTCTTCTTTAAAACTCACTACTATAATCCTTTCTGTGTAAATTAATCATCCAATCATCATCCAGCGGTAGCCCCCACACTTCGATTGTTGATTCGCCCACACGCAATTTCGTGTGTATCATCCCCATCTTGCGCAACTCCATCCACAGCGCACCCCCTTTAAGCTCCTCGCACCTTGTCCTCTTTAAAAAATCAATGAAGTCTTGGCCCCTGAAATACACATGCCGCTTGCCCTCTACTTCCTGAATAATCGGGAACCCTTTCACCACCCTTGATCTTTCTGCAATGTCTTTGCCGTCTGATGACAGATCAATCCTTTGGATAAAAGATATCACCTTGGAACGAATGAACCCCCCAACACTTGCCTCATCTGGCGCGCTCACTGTTTCGGCATTATCCACCAGCGGTGCAAGCACTTTTTCCCAAACACTATTCTTCATGGATGGTAGCACCTTTGTCAACTGCTCGGCAATGGCGTTGCGCATAAGCCGCCAATCCATTAACACGTTTGTTTCAACAACTACTTTTCGCCCTGCAACATAAACCTCCCACTTTGGGGGCGCGGTCAATATTTTCTTGATTCTCTCAAAACCCGATAGGTTGTTTAAACCATACTCACCCTTCTCATCATTGGAAATACCATACTTTAACGTTACGCACTTTGCCGAATCACACAAAGACTTACATGGCTCCTCTTGGCATTTATATCTATAGTCACGTCTCCCCGCATTCTCAACGACCTTCTTTGCTTCGGACAACGATAGGGGGGGGTTGAAGTATTTTGCATTGGCATTAAGGGACCTGTCCCGCCAATCATCAAACGCTTTTTTGAAATAAACAGTGAAATTGTAAAGTGCCACATTTCGATGCCCCTGTCCGACACCCTCAGACATCATCTTTTTAATGCACGGTGGTGCTTGCGCGTGTTCGCCTTCTGTGAGTTCTTCTAGGCTATTACCTTGTGTTCTTTTGGATTCTGCGACATCCAAAAACTCAGTGAATGAGACAGGGGCACCTTTATTGAAACAGTACCTACGTTGCACTTTTGATTGGATGTCAAAATAAGGCAAGTTGATCCAACTTGGGGTTGATTTCACGCCGGCACTATTCACATATATTTTGATTTGCTTGGGGAACACCTCAAAAACAGGAACAATGATAGACTTAACAATCAGTTTAGCCCACATATTTAATACTGTTCGAATGGCCATTGCTGGGATAGGATCAAGACAAAACAAATAAAAATGCACACCCCCTGACTTGGACCTACAGACCATCAAAGGCAAGTTGTTTTCAACCACAACCGACTCACACTTTTGAAGATCAATGTCAGGGTCATTATCACCATGTGCGTCTAAATCAATCGCACCAAAATAACACATGTTATCGTCCATTATCGGCGAAATGCCCAAACCAACAATGCCGTTTAAATGCTCCTCAAAGTTGTCACTAGAGTACTGCTCAGGTATGGACCATAGTTTTGAGTCCTTGGAACATTGTCCATATGATCGGAAATTACCCCTAAATAATCTCATGAACCGCGTGATGTCCTCATCTTTTCTCATGTAATCATTTTCTCTCTCTCCCATTTTGCGTCTAATGTCTAGGAAATTGTGCGCCAACCGAAACACTTTGTGACAGGTGACTATTTACTATGACAGAATTAAATCATATCCATAATACCCCTGTCAAGTGAACATCTAATACTTATAAAAGTTGACAGGACAATATATGATATGTTACGCGCGCATAATATACATGCATGCGCCGGAGGCGCCGCCGCCACAGATCACTTATGGCAGGGCTTTCTCTATCTAGTTTAATGTGATGATTATTGAGACTATTGTATTGATACCTGTAAATTACACGGCATATATAGGGATAATAGAGAGATCACAACTTATTAACATTATAGTACCAATACCGTAAAACAGTAAAATCTTGAAACAACCCACATAGCCATATACACGATAGTTCTAATACGATAATATAATAATGGCGGCGGCGCCTCCGGCGCACGCGTGTATATCCCGCGCGTAACATACTTACCCAGAAATGTCAACTGTTAATTTGAGGGGAAAACGACTGATTTTAGTGTTAATTTCATGCCGCCCCATAGCTTCTGTATGAGTGGTATATTGTCAGGATTATATTATTGTGTTAGAACTATCCTGTTAGGATTATGGTGTTAATTTTAGCGTTTAAAAACAGAATACCCTACAGCAATAATGGCATCTAAGTTATAAAAGCTAGCAAGATATTTTTTGCCATCGCTGGCAGTTATTTCCAAAATGGAAATAACTGAATTTTCCTCTAGTTCATCCTCCCCAAAAAGCTTGGGTGTTCAGATTTAGCCCAGGGAGTTGACAATGATATTGTGAATGTGCTTTTATATAGGATATTTATAGATAAGAGGGTGAAACATATGAAAAAGTTCAGTTTGTTGTGCGTTATGTTATTAGGCTTGTGCTCAATATTGCATGCATCGTTTGGTGTTTCGATGTATCGGGACAATAGCAGCAGTAGGGATAGCGACGGAAGGGGAGATAGTAGAGACGTTGGTGCACTCGGCATGATCGGTATGATCGGCTATTTTACAGATAATTATGATGTTGAAATCGGACTCACTATTTCTAACATGGATTTTTTGAATATATACGACCGGATAGATAGAACTCAACTAAACAATTTAATCCTACAATGGAGTTTGAAGAAGAAATTATCTGAAAAAACTAATTTTCTTTATGGTGCTAGCATTGGAGCGACATTTGGAAAATTAGCTGAGTACCCATCAAGCGGCGGTGATCTTTCTTTTTACCGTATTGATAGTTCATTGAATTATGGCCTTTTTGTCGGTTTGGATGTTCAGTTGGATAGTAGGGTGCATATTCGTGCAATCTATTACCCTCTCTATATGTCGGGTACTGACTTTCGTCAAACCACTACCACTATGATAGACATAGGACATTCTGGGCGTATTGGGTTAACTTACATTATCCCCCTAGAAGACTTATCTATGTCACTGTAGTCTTTCGTGATACCACTATGATAGACATAGGACATTCTGGGTGTATTGGGTTAACTTACTCCTCCCGATCGAATAATAGCTAAAGAGAAGGTCTGTGATCCCCTCCGGACCTTCTCTTTAGCCCATGACTATGACAGCAAGCAAGGTCCGCGGAGATTACACTGACCTTGCTTGCTGTCAGTTGTCCGATTTCAGCGGACAACTGATTAAGAAACAATTTATGTCACTGTAATACTTGCTTGTGAAAACTCGCCTATACTATCAGAGAACACTGCTGCCACCCTGACATATAGAATGCCTAAGGCCACTATTGACGTGGTTGTTGTAGTGACTGTCTCATGGAATATAAAATCAATATTATCCTTTGAAGTCTCAACCCTATACTCAGTAATATTGCTAAAAGCAGGGTTCCATTCTGCATCCACAATACCGCTGTTGGGTACATTTAACAGCACCAACCCTGTCACTGACGGCGCTATCGGTTCAGTGGGGAACACCACGCCGATTTTGGGTGGGATCACGCCGGTATCTACCTCGTGTATTCGAGGGTCGAAATTCACACAAGTTATTTTCACCTTCTTATTGCCACGCGGCACAATCTCTTCAACTATGGCATCCTGCGTAAACCTCTCGTCAGTACCAAATGAAAAATATGTCCTCTCCAAATCAAAATCAGTTAGGATCGTGAAAGACGGCGCTGACTCTAACAGCACTTTATTGGGTGCATTAGCAGCGACCTGGCCGCAGGGGATGGGTTCTTCAACTGACCCATCTTTTCTACGTAAAAGAATTAGAAAGGGGCCGCCAGATGAAAAGTCAGGCTCTTCCGATAGAGTAAGTTCAAGACCATTCACGGCCAAGACTTCACCCCCTACCCCCCAACGCGGCGTGTGATGCGAGATTGCAATTAAATCGCCAAACATAGGGATGTGTCCGCCTAACTCTGTTGTGAAAGTGATGCGTCTCCGTTGAAATTTCTGAGCCGCATCCACATAAAGTGCTTCTCTGAACGCCTGTTCGTACTCTGTACACCCAAAAAGCGTCACTTCTTTTGGACGTGTAGCGTTAACATTTGGCTGCACCACTTCTTCGGTAAAAGTCACATTGTCCAAATATTTCAACCTAACGCCATCAGGCGCCCTATTATCATCGAAACTATACTCTATTGAAAAACTAGCTTTAACAATATTCCTAATCACAAACATTGCGGTGCGCACTGTCTGTAATTGATCCCTCACTATCGTAAGGATATTACCTGACAATACAGGTTTTGCACGACCTACTCTAGCAGCACGCGTTAGGGCCTCCCACAGGGTGATTTGTTGGTCGAATACAGCATCAAAAAAATCCCCCTTTGCGACCCAAATCGCATCCAATACAATCAAGCCGTCAGTATCCAAATCCCTAAAAGACCGATTACCGCCATATGATGTCATCCATATATCCGCAATCGCCCATGCGATAGACCTAGTGGCCACAGGTTCACTCCATAATGAACCGTTCCATATCGGAAGTTTTCTGGTGACAATAACATTCACTTTTTTGGATGATACACTATCCAATTGGTTAGTGGCTTTCATTTTTATGGCTATCATAGTTAATTGGCCATAATTTTGAATGTCTTGCAACCTTGCTTTTAAACCCACCCAGAACACAGTGTCTTGAGTGGTTGTTTGGAGAACAGAATTAGAGTCACGATGACACCTTACCCGATATCTCCCAGGTGATACTAGTATTTTTTCTGTGTGTCTGACCGGCTTTGGAGTTGCTCTAGTGAAATCAACAATCCTAGTTTCCGGTGGACCTATAGGATCGTCCAAATCGTCTATCTCCTGCCATTCAATTTCAATATCGACAGAAGTGTTAAAAAAAGAGCCGCCACCATCCACAAAATAGAGTCCGGTAGGAAACTCAAAATCTAATGCAAGTTCATTGGTGAGAGTCCCTATTGGATTAACTGTGAATGGCCCTGTCCATTCTTCAAAAGTGGGGTCTGAAATATCTGTAAAATCGGATAATCTAATTTCTGTGATTTCCACATCTGCTTTAGCCGGAGGCCAATTTACTAAATTATCACCCGATAATATTATAATCCCTTCACCCACAAACCCATCTACGATGTAATCCCCATCATAAGGAGGAGTGTTGCGAATCGTCACAGAATCTCCTATTGTAAAACTAATATTCCAAGGCTTTTGGAATAATTCTACAGGATCACCTACTTTTATTAAACGTATTTGTGCGGTTGCACCTTCAAATTCATTTTTCCCGGTTCTCGCCACATCGTTAGATGCAAACAACTCAATACGTTTAACTTCTATCGAAGTCACCACATGGTCATTAAAAAGTGTGACCTCATTGCCGGGCGTGACAATCTCAGATGTAATTTCATTAAACTCAGTTAATGGCGTATCATCTATTTTTATGGCCTCTAGTTCAAATTCACCATGCCCAACACAAAACAATTGATGTAGAAATTGATCGTCTTGAACAAACTCGCTCCAAGGAATGGCTGCCAGATTGGGGTAAATTCGGTGTCTGCCATAAATAGCGGGTATAGGTTCCCCTATTCTTACTTGGTTGCTCTGGGCTTGTAAATTGTATGTTGGTGATGGTCCGCCCCCTATTGACGATGGCGTGTCGGGGTCGGGAAGAAATTGAACAGCCACGTATGCGGCTGCTGTGGCAACCACGGCCGATAAAATAATAATACCGAGTGTTCCAGGATCACCTATGTGTGGGCGAATTTCGACAACATCATCTGCACACACAACAAAGTCAAAGTTCTCAACATCTACACGGCATCCATTTCTGAAAATAATAGACGGCTTTGGGAATCCAGAGGGGTAATGAGTCTGTAACCAATCAATAAATAAGTCACCATCCGCTATCGGGGATATGGTCTTTTCGCGCGCGTTAAAAGGATTTGAATATATAATTATTTGTGCCATCTATAAAACTCGATCCTAACATAACCAATACGACGTAGGTGAAAAAAACTATTATGAATAACACAAGCACCATCCACAGCATGTAAACAGCCGTTTGCCAACCAAACACCCGCGTGATGTATCCTTTTTCCTTTGGAAAGGGCAACGGCGTCACCGTCTTTCGGTGTCGTTCTTCGCCGCCATGATCCCGATAAAATCGCTTTTTCGTATGCTTTAGTAACATTGAGGGTGTCCTTTCCATGTATATGGTAATCCACGTCGATATCCAAGCCTAAATCTTCTTTGAGGACACACACTAAAAGCCCCCAACAATCAAACTCATCTGGGCCTCGCGCGCCTGATGCCCATGGCTTTCCGATATGTTTATTGGCAATGGCCGCATAATCTTTTTTATCCATTTCATCTCCCTGAAAATAACGATATGAATTTACGGTCATAAACAACACGGGGAAACTTTCTGTTAACAATATCATCCCGCCTAGCCGTCCCACTAACTTGATTGTTTGTGATGGACACATTGAAAAGAGAAAGTCTTAACGGTGCGTCTTGAGGCTCACTTGTGGCCGTGCTTAAGAATATGCGATACACCACATCAATTGGTGTGTTGGTGCCATCTTGTGTACCCTCTATTAAATCAACAACAGTTCTGTCCACATTGTCAATTTGGATCTGTAATGACTGCGCGCCTTTATCTGATTTTTTAGGCGGCACAACATTAAAGGCATGGGGTGAGAACGTGACCACTGGTCCGCCGTTCTCAATACCTAAATCCCAAGGGTTGTTATCCCTCACAATCCTAAACGTCTCTGGAAAGGTGTGGTGATTCAGCTCCAACGTCTCTAAGACTATGGAGGGACCAACACTAGCATAAACTTCTTTTAACTCTTGGGATAAAGTCATTCTATTTTTGTTTCGGTTTCGGGTATTTTTCTTTTATCGTAGTGACTTTCGCAACAAGGTCTAGCCATGGTTGCTCCTTACCCATTTCTTTCCAATAAAGCGCATCTAAAAAATCATAGTATACCGGATATTCTAAGTGCCTGAAAATGCCATAGTCTTTACTTAGCACACCTTCGGCAGCTTTCCTTCTCTCCTCAAAAGCAGCCTTATCAGCCTCTTTCTTCTCTTCTTTTTCAGTTTTTTCTTTCCACAAATAATCCACTTCACCAGACACAATCTTGTCAATGCCCGGATATTCAGGGGTAGGGATCTTAACTTGAATGAACTTATTGCCCAATTTGATTGCTTCTTTCTTAATCATCTCAATCTCTGCTCGATAAGTCTCGATAGACGCCTTAAAAATCTCCTCGGTAATTCCTAACTCGCTCGCGTAAATGTTTATTGTTTTCACTTTAACTTCCTCCTTATGTCTTTATAAGATACATGACGTTTATGTTGCGTGGCCTATTCTCATTGCCCCCCTGACTTAACGTAGGGTCATCTGAGGTTCCAATAGGGCCAAAATGTTGGATAACATTGATCCTAAAAAAAGAACTAGCACCAGAATGAACGGTAGCGAAATGGCCATGTGAAGCAAACTCACCGTCTTGAAGGGTGCCTACATTGTCACCTGTTACGCCATCCCCTCTATCTGTTCTCGATCCGGCATCAGGGTCAACACCTCTAGCATTGTCCCAACCCCGTAAAAACTCACCCCTGTAATCCGGTAATTTGAAGAACGTGCCGCCCATCAATGGGACACCGTATTTGTCGCCAACAATCGCAAATAATTCGGCAAAAGTAGCTTTTAAAACCTCTTGACCGTCACATTCTAACCACCCATCAGGAACCACATCGTGTGGGTACGCCATCACCGACCCAGCCAACATCTGTGCTTGGTGGACAGTCCACTTTCCCGCGGCCAAGTCTACGGAAAAGTCCGCACCTGATGTATGCCCTTCGACTGCAATATAAGTGATCCCACCAAAAATAACTAAGTCTTTTAAAGTGTACCCTGTCGCTGTAATCCAATCGCCCGTGGGGTTTATGGCTGAAATGATGTTTATAGCGTTCGCTAATGACCGTATGTCGCCCGCGCCGGTCGAGATAAAATCGTTAATCCCCCCATCTATAACGTCTGCTTGTGCCTGTGCGGATACTTCGATACTTGATACTGCGTCTTCCGCTCTCTCTACTAATGTAGCCATGATGTTCCTCCTTGTTTTTTATGTTAAAGCAACCATTAAAATTTCTAAATCCGTCAACAACAACGCTATTGCCTCAAGGTCTTCGACAGATATCCCTATCGTAAGAGTGGCCATAAAGACCTCTAAGTCCGATAGCAACGTTGCTATTGTTTCGAGGTCAACCACAAAGTCCTCACCACCCGCAATTATGATGCTTGTCAGATCAGCGCATATGATTGTTGGGTTTTGAACCTCTAAAACACCAGCCACGGACCAATGTGTGTGTGACATTTTTCGAGATGTATATGGCCCAATAAACCTAACAATCTCATCAGTTAGACCCACATCCAGATCCAATTTCATTTGGAAAATGTCAGCACCTTCATTCAAGATATGTTTAAAAAACCCCCTGAACACAAAATACTCATCATTTGTAAAGATTAATTCGGTGTTGTATCTGTCTGAAACTTGAGAGAATGCACGCCTCTGCCTCGAGGGTCCGCCCTCCATTTCCGTACGTAAAAACCCATTATCCCTTTTCGAATTATATGTAGATAGTTTTGCCAAAGGGAATGAATCTGGCCAAATTTGTTCTGCTGAAAGTGCCATTAGTTAATCGCCCCCCCTGTTCTGTTTAGTGAAAAGACACCTTGAAGGGCATCACTAGTCCTACTATCTCCGGTTTTAATGCCGTTTGCGATAGCCTCATCTGTTTTGTCCATGATGACAGAAATATCAAACCCACTATCAGTCTCCTGCCGCTCTGTTCTAATGCTGACCGGTTCGGCATTATTCACCATATTGATATTCACCTGAATATTGCCGCCCCCCCTTAAATCCTTATTCGCCGTTATGTCGCCACTTCTACTCCCAGTCAATAAAAAATCTTGATTCCCTGAACTTAATAGTTCTGGCCCGCTTTCATTGACACGAAACAACCTGTTAGGGGTGACGTCCCCACCCGCTTGTCTCCCGCCACTAAACTGCGCAGCAGAAATAGCACCGATCTGTACGCCCGTGGCCGCAGCAGCAATGCCGGCAAAGGCAGAGCCTAAAAACGGACCACCAAATTCTGCGCCGAATTTATAT